TTTTTAATCGTCAAATGCTGGTGTTTCGTCGTCGCCTGTAGCATTGTTTTTCATGTTAACAATGGTTTCATAGAAGGCTTCGTACTCTTCAAACTCTTTCACAGTCTTATCAAATTTGTCATCATGAAAGTCTTTCAAGGTCTTTGAAATCCACTTCGGGTCAATTTCGTAAGTCTCTTTGATAAACTTCTTCGTTTCTTTAATGTATTCCCCTTCGGCTTTCATTCGAGTCATTGCGTCAGACATTTGTTCGATTGCTTTGAAAATGTCTTTGCGATGCTCTTCTGAGCTAGGGATGTTAATTTCAATTTGATCAGACATTCATATTTCCTTTATAGATTAAAAAGTTGATCTTCAACTTTGTCGGCCAGAATTGACCACCCGCGTTTTCCATTTACAGTAGAAGGAAGCTTTACTTCTTCGGATTCAAAGGCAAATTCACGCCCACCAATTCTTGAAAGAAATTGACCTGCTACCTTACCATATCTAGAATTTCCTACAACCTCACGATTGCCTAGTGCTGGAAAAGAATCATCTCGTTTTGATGTTCCGATCAAGTAAGCGCCTTTACCACCTTGTGGAACAATCAGCACAGAATCTTGATCAAACCGTTTTCCTAGAGCAACCAGATCGCGTTCTAGCTTACCGCTATCATTCATATCAACTACAAAGAAAGATGGTTCACCGACCTCTCTCGCGTTCTTAGAGCCAAAGTTTTCGATGTAGTTACCTTGTACAGATGTTATAGAATATCCCTGTTTTGACAAGTAAGATTTAATCTCACGATTGTTTTGCTTATTCTGTGATTTGTCATTCTCATCACGATACCCAGAAATAGCGCCAGCTTGGTGATCTTCGACATGACGCCAGATACGTGATAATGAACTCTCTTCTAGCTTGTTGTCAACCCATTCTGAAAATTCTTTCATAACTCCCTCGTTTAGTTGTGTCATTTGAGCTAGTGATTCTTTCAGATTGGACATGGTTTCAAAGACCTGTTCAATTCCCTGTGGCAAAATGCTTATGTTGAATAGCTTCTTGCCTGCCATGTACAATACTGCTGTAGTGGTTCCGCCTCCCGGTAAAAGGAACAGGGGTGCTATCAAAGAGAATTTGCCCGCATCCCCCAACTGTTTCAGCGCCCGTTTCACGTCTTCGTCAGTAATCGTCTTCTCTGTGCTTAGCATCTCTTTCAATTTCTTGAAAAAAGTCTCTAGCATGAACATAGTCTCTTTGCGTTCAAAGTCAAGGCCAGCAAACAATTTTTTTGCTTTCATCACAATGTTTGCTGACATTGTTTTTGCCTTGTCCATGATAGCGGCTTTGATATCCGCCTCATCTAGAATTTCTTGTTTGTAAAAGTCATCGAAAGACTGCATTATGAATTATATCCTGTGTGTTTGTTTTGTGTCAACACTATTTATTCCATTACCCAGTCTTCTGTTTTTGACTTTTCAAACTTTGCCTTGGTTTTCTTTGCATCTTGCATAGGTTTAGACTCAGCCTCAGAACCCCCCATAGAATTAATATCAGTATACCGCATCTTTGAAAAGTCAATACCAACTAACTGAGATTTTGATTGGCTTGTCTTTGCGCCGTATCGTGTTTTCAATTGGATGATAAGCTGCTGATTCAATTCCATCAAGTTTTCATTGGTTACAATAGCTGCCATAAAATCGCAAGAGGCTGGCAACCCCATTGATTCTGATGTGTTTGTCATGTCTGGTTGTAAACTTGACATTCCATCACGATTTAGCTGCGTTGCTGACACAATAGGAACGCATTCTTCCACTGCCAACCCACGCATTTCTTCTGAAATTGCTTTGATGTAAGAATAAGAATTAACCCCGTTTAATGTCTTGTATCTTGAGCTTGTGAAAATATTGATATAATCCAAAAATATAATATCAGGTTTGAACTTTTTCTTTTGCTTTAACTCTTTTAGTAATTGTTTAATGTGTCCAGAATGAGCGGATGATGTTGGGTATTCTTTTGCAAAGTATCGACCAGCCCCACGCTGCTTTAACTTCTTTAGACTGCCTAAGAACCATTCTTTATCAAGTTCTGGATTCTTTAATTGATCTGTTGTTACGTCTAAAAGGTTTGCATCAATACGTTCATATAGAGCTTCTTCACTCATTTCCGCACTAACATACAAAACATTCTTTCCTTGCTTTACTAATTCCCCTGCAAGAAAACACATAAGTGAACTTTTACCAATGTTAACGCCTGCCAAAAACACATTCAGCGTCTTAGGCGGCAATCCGCCATTCGTCAATATTTGCAATGCCTCTAATGGCAATGCCAACTTAGATTCTGGATTCGTATAATATGCATATCTTGATTCAGCATCCTCAAAGTAATCAGAACCCAATGCCTGATCAAATCCAATTGATATAGCATCGCTTAGAAGCTCTGGAATAAAATGTTTATCTCTCTTCTTATCATTGCCCTCAAGAATCTGAATACTGTCATACACGGCATTGTAGGTAGCCTTATCAGAACAATACTCTTCTGTTTCATCTACCAACCAATCAAAGTCTACAACCTCTTTTCTGTTTTTGTAGATTTCTTCAAGAACACCAACACTGTCTTTGAACACGTCCTCGTTTAAAGGTAGCTTTTGCAAGTATAGTAGCAAGGCTTCCATGGTAGGTTTTTTGTTGTACTTGTCAAAGAGATATGCGTAAGAGTTAAAAAGAGTCTTTATCGTACCATCAAAATATTCATCCTTTAGGTAAGGATAGACCTTTGAAGCGTAGTCATCGTTAAACAGAAGACCACGCATTATTACATTTTCAATTGATTCCATCTAATCCTCTGTGTAGTTAGTTTTGTGTGGCAAGATGATTCCTGCCACACTGATAATAAGAACTATTCTACCAACTCACCTGTGTGTGGGTCAAGCCAATCATCATCTTTCTGTCTGATTGAGCCATACCTATACCTATCGGATATGAAATCTTTAAAATCTTTTTTATTCATGATATCCAACCAAAACGAGTCTTCGTTGGTATCTTTGGCCCTGTGTTTTTCTTCTTCTACAACCATTTCACCAGTAGATTCGTCTAAGAATGCTCGGCTATACCAACCATTGGAAGGCTTTACAACATGACCACTTTCCAAAGCAACTTCCAACAAACCCGAGTATTTTTTAATACCAGTATCCATATCAACAACAAATGGAAATTTACTCTTTTCTTTGACAAATCTCGATTTGTTTATATTAAGCGTAAATTTGTATCCAGTAACATCGGTTCCCGTTTTTTCTTGAGCCTTGCTAATTACAAAAATAGTATTGGCTGAGTATGTTACGGCTGTTCCGCCCGGAATTACATCCTTTGAATACAATTCTTGCGTTTTGTAGACGTGATTGATCATTATAAACGGAATGTCTTTTGCTGTTAAATGTGGTGTAGTGATTCTAAGCAAACTACGAATAGCTTTTGCTCGGCTCATATCAGCAACACTTTTAGCATCCAAAGCATCATCAACTTCCTTTTTAGAAGCAAGGTTTCCCAAAGAATCTAAAAGAACAAATACGCGATCACCTCTCTTTACATCTTCCATTCGTTTAACAATATCAAATTTTAATTGTTCAACATGTTCTACTGGAATATGTAGAATTCTATCCACATCCAAACCAAACGAAGTAAGATATTCTGGAGTTACACCAAATTCACAATCATAAAACAAACAAACTGATTCTGGGTACTTATCTTGATACGCTTTTAGGCAGTAAAGAGAAAGCATAGTCTTAAAAGTTTTACTTTCACCAGAAAATACAGTTAAACCAGTTGATATACCACCATCAAGATAACCACTAAACGCCATATTGATTATGGGTATATCTGTAGGGATGGTATCTCTCATATTAAACAAGCTTGATTCTGCTAGTGTTTGGATGCCAGTAATGGAACCAGCCTTTTTCATTTTTTCTAATAAATTCATTTTAATTCCTTTTTGGAAAGATTTTCAATTCTTGATTTTCTTTTCTTTTCTGACTCTAAACACCCTCTAACATGATTTGGGCTAGGACATTCAACACTTTTAGTGTTTTTTATTCCATCATTCCACCATAACATAGAACCAACTTTCTTTCCACCAATCTTACCGCCTTTTGAACAATTGATACTTTGTTCATCTTTGTTATCTTGCATCCATTGCTTGGAACAATAACCACCTCTATTAGACTCATTTAATGCCAAGGCACCAATTGTAGCCCATTCGGATCGAAGATGCTGCAAATCTTCTCTAAATATACCAGATTTATTTTTTCTAGTCGAAGCCCCGCCAAGCTTACCCATATTATAAAAATCAAGATGATCCATAATTCCATTAGACCAATTTAACCTAGTTTGTGCGCCTCGGTCATAATTATCACTAAATATTCCTAGATTATTATCTTTAGTTACTCTTCCACCTAGCTTTCCCCCCTCTATTTGAATATATTGTTGAACATCTCTACTACCTATCCCTTTCATGATTTTGTAAGCTAATTGGTTTCCTAAAGTGTTTGTCATTTTCCAGCGAAGATGATGAATCACATAATGCTCTTTGAATGTTAAAGGCACTGTTTCTATCGAATTTGAATCTTCGTGAATTGGTATGATATGGTGTTTATGATGAATTAGGTTATTATACGTTCTATCTCTAGCTCTGTCTATAATAACATCGTGCAGAAGTTCGTAGTTCATTGAAAATTCCCTTATATGTGCTGTTTAATTTATAAGTAAGGAGCTACCTCACTAATAATATTTATAAGGGAATTAAATTATATATCACCC